CACTACACGCACTGCCCTAGCAGCTATTGAGACTGCAACCTTTACAGAGCAGGGAGCCTTCTACTTTGACAAGGCTGGCAACGCTGTGTTCAAGGATCGCAAGTTTGTCTATGAGTCTCCAGCAGAAGCACCTACAGCCTTTTCCAATGCAACTGGATCTACAGACATTCCTTATGCTGGCATTACCTTTGCACTGGATGATAAAACCATTGTGAATTCAGCCAGTGTTACACGCATAGGCGGCACAACTCAGACTGCCTCAGATGCAGCCTCGATTGCTAAGTATTTCCTACACAGCATCACAGCCAATGACATGCTTATGCAGACAGATGCTGAGGCTTTAGACCTTGCCTCTAACTTTGTGGCATCGCGTAAGGAAACTACCCTTAGAATCGAATCTATTACCCTTGACCTAGTAACTCTAGGCTATGGGGCAGGGGTTACAGCTGCACTGGATCTGGACTACTTTGACCCTATGCAGATCACGAATGTGAATGTGGCAGGAACTACTATTGTCAAGACTCTCCAATGTCAAGGCATAGCCCACAGCATTACGCCTAACACATGGCGCACAACACTTACAACACAGGAAAATGTCCTCGATGGCTTCATCTTGGATTCGACATTATACGGTATCCTTGACACATCCGTATTGGCATACTAGGAGAACAAATGACTTATCCATTCGTAGCAGGCGATGTACTGACAGCAGCAGACATGAACTATCTGCCTTCGTACACACTCAACGCACAGACTGGCACAACCTACACAGTCGTGACTAATGACCAATACAGCAAGCTGATCACTCAGTCCAATGCCTCTGCAAGTACCGTCAGAATCCCTACAAACGCCACTACAGCCTTTCCTATCGGTACTGTGATAAATGTGATCAACATTGGCGCAGGTATCTGCACAATCAACGCAGTGACCTCTGGCACTACAACAATCCTTTCAGCTGGGGCGGTAGCAGCAGCACCTACCCTTGCACAATACAAAGCCGCATCATGCATCAAAACGGGCACAGATCAATGGTTTGTGATCGGTGGCGTTGCGTAGTGTTTGGAGTCTCATTAGGAATTATGGATGGCGCTGGAGGCGCAGCTGGTGGCTCGTTTGAGTCTATCGCTACCTTTACTGCAAGTGGTGGAGAAACTTCTACTACTTTCAGTTCAATAGCATCTACCTATAAGCATCTACAAATACGAGGCATTTACAGGGATACAACTACTGGTGGATTTTCTAAGCAATTAGGTTTGCGATTTAATGGAGATACAGGTTCTAACTATCCTTATCACGCAATTTATGGTGATGGCTCTGCGGTTTACGCAATTGGTAATACTGCTCAAAATCAACTTTACACAGCTTATTCAGGAACAGATAGCAGTATGACAGCCAATTGTTTTGGTGGTTCAATTATAGACATTATCGATTATGCATCAACAACAAAGAATAAAACATTAAGACATTTTGGTGGAGTGAATGACAATGTTGGAGATACTAATAGGCGTTTAGGTTTATCTTCAGGTTTTTGGATGTCCACATCTGCAATCACTTCTGTGACTTTATTACCTGCATCTGCTTTTGCAGCGGGAACTGTATTTTCACTCTACGGAATTAAGGGGTAACATGCCAGCCACATACGAGCCGATAATGACCACTACTTTAACAACATCGACTGTCTCATTTTCGCTATCGTCTATTCCATCTACCTATACAGACTTGCGCCTAGTCATGAGTCACTTAGCCGCTGGAAGTTATGGTTGGTTATCCTTTAGGTTTAACGGCGATACTGGGTCTAACTACTCTGACACTTACATTAGAGGCGTTGGAACCGCTGCTCAATCATCAAGAAATACATCTGTAACTAAAATTGAAGTAGGTGGCTATCAGGATGCAACGACAACTATTCCAGCTTTAACAATTATGGACATTTTTTCTTATGCTGGTTCAACAAACAAAACAGTTTTAATTGATTATTCATCTGACAGTAATGGAGCGGGAACTGTTTATCGCCAAGTTTCACTATGGCGTAATACTGCTGCGATCAACTCAATCACAATAACTAGAGAAAACTGGAATTTTACTTCAGGCACAACTGCAACTCTGTATGGGATAAAAAATGCCTAGTACCTACACACTCATCAAAGGCGAGACACTACTTTCATCGGCTGCCTCTTATACCTTTACTGCTATTCCGAGTACCTTTACGGATTTAGTAATTAGAGCTTCTGTATTGACCACCCGCGCTGCTGCTGGTACTGATTATTTATTTATGCAATTTAACTCAACAACATCAGGTTATTCTGGGACACAGTTATACGGAACAGGTGGCGCTTCTGCATCAACTAGAGATACCGCTTCTACATTTATCATTGGGCCAGAAATAAACACGACAGGATTATCATCTACTGTTTTTACTAATCTTGAGTCCTACATACCTTCTTACACATCATCTACAAATAAACAAATTTCTATAGATTCTGCAGAGGAGTTAAACTCATCCACTGCTTACCGATATGTGCAAGCAAATTTAGCGCCAGTGACTGCAGCTGTTACAAGTATTTTATTAAGACCATCAACCTACTACTCAGCATCATGGGCAGCAGGAACATCCTTCTATCTATACGGAGTAAAAAATGCCTAATCCAACACGCATCGAAGTTAACTGCACAACAGGTGAGGTTCTTGAGATAGAACTAACCGATGAAGAAGTAGCACAGCGCGAAGCAGACGCAGCAGAAGCCGAAACACAACGCAAGGCAGATGAGAAGGCAGCAGCTGACAAAGCAGCAGCTCGCGCACAGATTCTCGATCGTCTCGGACTCACAGCCGATGAAGCGGCAATCCTTCTAGGATAATGAATCCAAGACTCAGCAAAGCTGGCATACAACTACGCGAGCAGTTTGACGATGCCTATCCAGATCGTGATCGCCGTTCCGATGGCTGGATTGCGGATGCAAGACACCTTGCAGCGGGTACTAGTGACCATGTGCCTTGTCCAAAAACTGGGTATGTTAGAGCGATCGATGTCGATCGAGATGTATCTGGTAAGTCAAAACCTGACCTCATGCCCTACATTGTTGATCAGATTGTCAGAGCCTGTAAGACACGATCCGAAAAGCGTATTGATTACATCATCTTTGATGGGTTCATCTATTCATCCAAGTTTAGATTTATTAAAAGGAAGTACAAGGGTGCAAACAAACACGCTCACCATGCTCATTTTAGCTTTAAGAAAGAAGCTGACTTACGCGGTGAATTTTATCAAATACCTATGTTAGGCGGAACACTATGAATCTCAAGAATCCAGCAATCCTTGCAGCAGGGGCATTTCTAGCAGCATGGTCAGCAACAAACTTTGACTTAGACTACAGAGCAGTGTTGTGGTCAGTACTATCAGGCGTGTTCGGTTATGCCACACCTAAACGATAATGATTGCGCAGGACATGGCGGTTCTTGCTGTTGCTGCTACGACCGGCGTGTCGAAACTATCCTTCGCATACTAGAGAAGTGACAATTATCTTATGGCAAGAAAAAAGGTTATAGACCTAGACACTTACACAGCTCTTGATGCTTGGGCAATTTCCCTGCAAGAAATGTATCGAGCATTGCGTAGAGCAGGCATGGATGTTGATTTGGCATTAGCAATCATCATTGAGCCAACAGCTTATCCTGCGTGGATCTTGCCTACTCCAGTCGATCCAGAAAGGTTCGGCGATTACGAAGATGAGGATGACGATTAAGCGAATAGTTATTTTGTCTGATCTTCAAGTTCCCTTTGAGGATGTGCATGTAACACGCAACATTGCCAAGTTTTTACAAACCTTCAAGCCAGATCAAACCGTCACTATTGGCGATGAAATAGATTTCCAGACAATAAGCAAGTGGTCAGATGGCACACCTTTAGCTTATGAGCAGACACTAGGCGATGATCGTGATCGCTGTGTAGAGCTTCTTTGGTCTTTGGGCGTGACTGATTGCATAAGATCAAATCATACGGATCGAATTTACAACATCATTATGAAAAAGATCCCATCTTTCCTATCCTTGCCAGAGCTGCGCTTTGAGAAGTTTATGAAATTTGATGAGCTTGGTATTACTTTCCATAAGAAGCCTATGGTGCTGGCACCTAATTGGGTGGCAGTGCATGGCGACCATACACCTATCAAATCACAGGGTGGTCTAAGCGCGATGGAAGCGGCTAGGCGTACAGGCACAAACATCATCTCTGGACACACCCACAGGGCAGGCCGCACATCCTTCTCAGAAGCCATAGGAGGCCGTTTGGGGCGTGTTCTACATGGGGTTGAGGTAGGAAACCTAATGGACTTCAAACAGGCCGCATACACCAAAGGAACGGCAAATTGGCAACAGGCTTTTGCCATCATGTATGTCCACAATAAGAATGTCCAAGTCGATCTAATCTACATTGAGAAGAATGGCACATTCATAGTCAATGGCAAGGTCTATGGACGACCTCGTTAGAGACATCTTTCCTGTCCGTAAGACTATTGACGATGCAGTCGATGAGGCAGAATCGTTATCATTTCGTTATCAAATTAAACCCAAATAGTCTGACGGGTATGCAACACTAAGCCTGTCACCAGCCGAGGGCGCTGGTGCGATAGGAGCAAGATGACTGACAATCAGATTATCGGAGCAGCTCTATTGCTGTTTCCTTTATTAGTTGGATTGATTTATTCACATGTAGCACAAGGCAATTACCAAAAAGGATTCCGTGAGGGCTACCATCGAGGACGGGCAGTCAATCGCCAAGAATTTTGGCAAGAATGATCGCTCGTGACATCCTACTCAACGCAACAGACACAATCTCTGATCGTGGCCTTTCATACGGTCACCCAGCAGATAACTTGCAACACACAGCGATGCTGCTCAGTGCATACCTACAAATGCCAATACATGACTATCAAGTGGCAGGGATCATGGTACTCGTTAAACTTGCAAGAACTAATCAATCAGCACAGCACCTTGATAACTGGGTCGATCTTTGCAGCTACGGCGCACTCGGTGGACAACTAGCAACAGAGGAGAATGATCTTTATGTCTAAGCGTATTTATGTGCAGGAGATCGGTGATCCAAAGGATAAGTTAATTTTTATCGAGTTTGTAGGATTACCTCATGATTTGGTTATTGAATCTGTGGTCAAACAATTTAAGGACAAGGGTTTCGATGTGATGTGGGGGGCGAATAACTAATGTTCAATCTAGATGAGTACACCACGGTTCGTGAGCGTGTTATTGAGTTCTGGAAGAGGTATCCAAATGGTCGCATTGAAACTGAGATTCTTGAGTGGTCTGATAAGCGTTTTATCGTGGCTGCACGCCTGTATAGAGAAGCCACAGATGACAAGCCATTCTCGACTGGTCTTGCGAATGAGGTTATTACGGACAGGGGTGTCAATAAAGATTTTGCTCTGGAAAACGGAGCTACTTCGGCAATTGGTATTGCATGTGGTCACGCGAACATCGGCATTGACAAGCACAAGCCAAGCCGAGAAGAGATGACAAAGGTAGTCAAGGCTCCAGCACCTAAGGTTGAAAAGGATTACTGGACTACACCATTTGGTGAGCAAGACGAGTCAATTAAGGAAGTGCCAGCACCAGCAACTATGCAAGATGCTGTCAATACTGTTGCAGAGATTTTAGGTACAGAGAAAGTAGTGCCGAGCTGCAAGCATGGCGATCGTGAGTTCAAAGATGGCAACAAAAATGGCAGAGCATGGGGCGGTTACTTCTGCACACACATAGGCGTAGGTGGATCAGAGCCTAAGTGTCCAACACTTTGGTATCAGCTAAGCAGTCAAGGCACATGGGAACCACAGAAAGCGAGAGCATAATGGGTTACATCGAGATACATAACGCGGATGGTCTGGGTGGATGGGTGAACTTTGATGACATCCCATTCATAGAAATCATCAACTGTCAATTATGTAATGAGCCAACAGAGGCCAGAGACATTGTTGCTAACATAGTAATTAAAGAAGAAAAGCCTGTAGTTGGTGCATGGCAGTGTCGCAAGTGTCATGCGGTAAATGGCTAATAGCAGAAGGGCAAGAGGTTTCCGCACTGAGCGTGTGGTCGCTGAGTACCTATCGACTTGGTGGCCACATGCATGTGTTGGAAGGGGTAGTGGCAAAGACATTCTCAATGTCCCATTTGATGCAGAAGTCAAAAGTAGAACTGGCTTCCAACCATTGGCGTACATTAAGCAACTGAAAGCTCGAACCGACATTTCGGGGGAATTGGGGTTCGGGGTATTAAGGCTAAACGGACAAGGAGAAGATGCAGCTGAGTATTGCGCTGTAATCCGACTAGCTGATCTGTTGCCACTACTCATACTTAAATACGGTCATTTAGACAAAGAACCTACAGAAGCAGACATCGACCGTTGCTCTGGATGTGGGTCATACATGATAAGGAAGTGTTTAACATGCCAGCCTATGACTACAAATGCTCAAGATGCAATCTCAATCAAGAGATCACTCATGGATGGCACAATCGACCAGTAGTTCTATGTCAATACTGTAATGAACCAATGAGCAAAGTATTTACATCTAATCCAATTCACTTTAAGGGCAAAGGATGGGGCAAAGATTGATAATAGAACCAGTAGTTAAAGTAAAGAATGATGAGTGTTATACGCCTAAATGGGTATTTGATGCTCTGGGTTTAACATTTGATTTAGATGTTGCCTCAGGAAATAATGAAAACATTGTGGTACCAGCCACTCGGCGCTATACCATTGAAGATAATGGTCTAGAGTCTGAATGGTCAGGTCGGGTTTGGATGAATCCACCATTTAGCAAGATTACACCTTGGATTGAGAAATTTATGAATCACAAGAATGGCATCTGCTTAGTGCCTTTATCATCTAACGGTAGATGGGTAAATACAATGTGGGAGTCTGGCGCAGCTGTGACTTACTTACCTGCAAACATGGCATTTGTAACTAGAGAAGGTAAAGAAATCAAACACAGATGGCGTTGCTCTATGTGGGTTTATGGTGATAAAAACATTGAAGCATTGAGGGCTATTGGGAAAGTTAGATAAGCGACACGCCGTCTGACCTGCACTTATACTAAGGAGATTGACATGTCTGGTACTCTCAGGGCTAGAGCCCATCAGGGGCTCAGAGCGATCCGCGAGCGGATAGATCGCTCGGTAGCCATCGCTATTGTGATAGCTCTGTTTGCTCCTATGCAGCATGCAAACACGGG